CGGCCCATCCCCGCGAGGAAGCGGCAACACAGGCGCTCATACAGCGGCTCCGGGAACTGCCCCCGCCCATAAGAATATAGATAGACACTGAAAGGCCCCGCCAAAGGCAAACTTGGCGGGGCCTTTCTTCATTATATATGTGTTTTCCGCACAGAGGAGGTGGCGGTACTGCGCAAGCTCAAAAGATACAAGCCCACCATCTATATGGCGGACGGTTCTGAATACAACAAGGTGGCGGCAGACAATGCCGTCACCTTTATTAATTGCCTCAACCATACCAAGGGCGAGTGGTACGGCAGCCCTTTTGAGCTGATTGACTGGCAGGAGCAGATCATTCGAGATGTGTTTGGCGTGATGAAGCCCAGCGGCTACCGCCAGTTCAACACCGCCTACATCGAGATTCCGAAAAAGATGGGTAAATCGGAGCTCGCCGCTGCCGTGGCGCTGCTGTTGACCTGCGGGGATTTCGAGCACGGCGGCGAGGTTTATGGCTGCGCGTCGGACCGGCAACAGGCCAGCATCGTGTTCGACGTAGCCGTTGAAATGGTCGAACAGTGCCCGGCGCTCAAGCAGCGTATAAGGCCGATGTTATCGCAAAAACGCCTGATTTATAAGCCGTTGGGGTCCTTCTATCAGGTTCTCAGCGCGGAAGCCTATACCAAGCATGGCCTGAATGTCCATGGCGTGGTGTTCGACGAATTGCACGCCCAACCGAACCGCCAGCTTTACGATGTCATGATGCACGGTTCGGGCGATGCGCGCAAGCAGCCACTCTATTTTTTGATTACCACCGCTGGTACTGACCGGCATTCCATCTGCTGGGAGGTACACTCCAAGGCGCAGGACATCATCAAGGGGCGCAAGGTGGACCCCACCTTCTACCCGGTAATTTACGGCGCGCCGGAGGACGCCGACTGGACCAGCGAAAAGGTGTGGAAGCAGACTAATCCCTCGCTGGGGATCACGGTAGATATCGAAAAGCTCCGGGCAGCCTGTGAGAATGCCAAACAAAATCCCGCCGAGGAAAACCTATTCCGGCAGCTCCGCCTCAACCAGTGGGTCAAACAGAGCGTCCGGTGGATGCCGATGGCCAAGTGGGATGCCTGCGCCTTCCCGGTGGACTCGGAGAGCCTGCGCGGGCGTACCTGCTACGGCGGCCTCGACCTTTCCAGCACCACCGACATCACGGCCTTTGTACTGGTATTCCCGCCGCTGGACGAAAACGACAAGTTTCAAATTCTGCCCTTCTTCTGGATTCCCGAGGACAACATCAGCCTGCGTGTTCGGCGCGACCATGTGCCTTACGATATCTGGTCGAAGCAGGGGTTTGTATATACCACCGAGGGCAACGTGGTCCATTACGGTTTCATCGAGGAGTTCATTGATGAGCTCGGTGCCAAATACAACATCCGCGAGATTGCCTTTGATCGCTGGGGCGCGGTGCAGATGGTCCAGAACCTTGAGGGTCTGGGCTTTACTGTTGTTCCGTTCGGACAGGGTTTTAAAGATATGTCGCCACCCACCAAGGAATTGATGCGCCTGACCTTGGAGGAGCGTCTCGCCCACGGCGGCCATCCGGTGTTGCGCTGGATGGTGGACAACATCTTCGTGCGGACGGACCCAGCGGGCAATATCAAGCCCGACAAAGAAAAATCCACGGAGAAAATCGACGGCGCGGTGGCCACCATTATGGCTCTGGATCGGGCAATCCGGAATCTTGGTGGTGGCGATGGCGGCAGCGTCTATAGCGAAAGGGGGCTTTTAATATTATGAGTATTTTTTCCCGGCTGTTCCGGTCGCGGGATAAGCCGGAGAATTGGCGCGGTTCGTCCAGCGCCTTTTTTTTCGGAAGCAGTAACTCAGGCAAACCGGTCAATGAGCGAACAGCTATGCAGACCTCAGCGGTGTACGCCTGCGTGCGCGTCTTGTCCGAGACCCTCGCCTCGCTGCCGCTGCATGTCTATAAATACGTCGACAACGATGGCAAGGAAATGCAGACACAGCATTACCTCTATCCTATCTTGCACGATAACCCCAACCCGGAAATGACCTCTTTTGTATTTCGGGAAACCCTGATGAGCCACCTGCTGATCTGGGGAAACGCTTACGCGCAGATCATACGCGATGGCCGGGGCCGCGTGCTGGCGATGTATCCGCTGCTGCCCAACCGCATGGAGGTCGACCGGGCTCCATCAGGGGCGCTGGTGTACACCTACCGATTGAACATCGACGATGTCCAATATAAACAAGAAACAACGCTCACCCTCGGGCCGGACGATGTGCTGCACATCCCCGGCCTTGGTTTTGACGGGCTTGTAGGCTATAGCCCGATTGCCATGGCGAAAAACGCCATCGGCATGGCGCTGGCCACCGAGGAGTACGGCGCGACCTTCTTCGCAAATGGTGCTAACCCCGGTGGGGTGCTGGAGCACCCCGGTGTAATCAAAGACCCGCAGAAGGTCAGGGATTCGTGGAACAGCGCCTATCAGGGGGGTGGCAAAGCCCATAAGGTCGCCGTGCTTGAGGAAGGCATGTCGTATAAAAGCATCGGCATCCCCCCGGAGCAGGCGCAGTTCTTGGAAACCCGCAAATTCCAAATCAACGAAATCGCGCGGATTTTCCGCGTGCCGCCCCACATGGTGGGCGACCTCGAGCGTTCCAGCTTTTCCAACATCGAGCAGCAGAGCTTGGAATTTGTAAAGTACACGCTGGACCCGTGGGTCATCAGATGGGAACAGGCCCTTCAAAAGTCTCTAATCTTGCCGTCCGAGAAGAACTCACTTTTTGTGAAGTTTAACGTGGACGGCCTCTTGCGTGGCGATTATGCCAAGCGCATGAGCGGCTACGCGCTCGCCCGGCAGAATGGCTGGATGTCCGCAAACGACATCCGCGAGATGGAGAATATGAATCGGATTCCGGCAGAGGAAGGAGGCGACCTGTATCTCGTCAACGGCAATATGACGAAGTTGGCCGACGCCGGGGCGTTTGCCACTAAGAAAAAATGAACGGAGGAACCCCTATGAGGAAATTTTGGAACTGGGTGCGCAACCCCGACAATGAGCGCACTCTCTATCTGGACGGCCCGATTGCCGAGGAGACATGGTGGGGCGACGAAGTCACTCCCCAGATGTTCAAAGACGAGCTTCTGTCCGGCTCCGGCGACATCACCGTTTGGATCAACTCGCCGGGTGGCGATGTGTTCGCCGCCGCCCAAATCTACAACATGCTCATGGAGTACAAAGGGCAGGTCACCGTCAAGATCGATGGGATTGCCGCCAGCGCCGCTTCGGTTATCGCCATGGCGGGCGGTGAGGTTCATATGTCGCCGGTGTCCATGATGATGATCCACAACCCAGCTACCATCGCCATCGGTAATTCCGTGGAGATGGTGCGGGCCAAGGAACTGCTCGATGAGGTCAAAGAATCCATCATCAACGCCTACGAGCTCAAAACTGGCCTGCCCCGCCTCAAGCTGGCCCGGCTGATGGATGCTGAAACGTGGATGAACGCGCACAAGGCTGTCGAGCTGGGATTCGCTGATGGCATCCTGTACACGGAAAATGAGGAGTCTGCACCGGATAACACGGTGGAGGCTCTTATTTTTTCCCGTATGGCGGTCACCAACTCACTCCTGAGTAAGTTTCCCAAGGCCGCCGCGTCCGCTGCGGAAACGGAACCCCCTGCGCCAGATCCGGCAGAAGCCGAGCGGGGCACACTCACCCCGGCTGCCACGCCGGAAACAATCGAACAGCCTACCGGCACCCCGATAGAGTCGCTGTACAAGCGGCTCTCTTTAATTTCCCACTAATTTGAAGGAGGACTTTACTATGAGCAAGATTCTGGAAATGCGCGAGAAGCGCGCCAAGGCATGGGAGGCTGCCAAGGCTTTCCTCGACACCAAGCGTGGCGATAACGGCCTGCTTTCCGCAGAAGATACCGCCACCTACGACAAAATGGAGGCCGATGTGGTTTCTCTGGGCAAGGAAATCGACCGCCTTGAGCGGCAGGCCACCATCGACATGGAACTCGGGAGGGCTACCTCGAGCGCCATCCTGAGCAAACCCGAGAAGCCCAACGACGAAAAGACCGGCAGGGCTTCCGCTGCGTATAAGGCCGCTTTCTGGAACAACATGCGCGGCATTATCACCTCCGAGGTTCGCAACGACCTCAAGATCGGCAGCGATCCCGAAGGCGGCTACCTCGTTCCCGATGAGTTCGAGCGCACTCTCGTGGAAGCCCTGCAGGAAGAAAACATCTTCCGCAAGTACGCCACCCTCATCACCACCTCCAGCGGCGACCGCAAGATTCCGCTGGTGTCCGCGCGCGGCGAAGCCTCGTGGGTCGAGGAAGAAGGCACCATCCCTTCTAGCGACGACACCTTCGGCCAGATCACCATCGGGGCGCACAAGTTAGCCACGCTCATCAAGGTTTCTGAGGAGCTCCTGAACGACAGCGCCTTCAACATGGAGTCCTATATCTCCCGCGCCTTTGCCAAGCGCATCGGCACCAAGGAGGAAGAGGCTTTCATCACCGGCGACGGTACCGGCAAGCCCATCGGCCTGCTGGCGGCTACTGGCGGCGCAGAGCTGGGCGTGACGACAGCGGCTGCCTCCGACATCAAGCTGGATGAGATGCTCGACCTGTTCTACAGCCTGCGTGCACCCTACCGCAATAAGGCGATTTTTATGATGCACGACCTGACCGTCAAGGCCATCCGCAAGCTGAAGGACGCCAACGGTCAGTACCTGTGGCAGCCCTCCATCAAGGAGGCCACCCCGGACACCATTCTTGGCCGCCCGTTGTTGACTTCGGCGTATATGCCGGAAATGGCCGCCAATGCCAAGACCGTCATGTTTGGCGATTTCAGCTACTACTGGATTGCCGACCGGCAGGGGCGGATCTTCCGTCGACTCAACGAGCTGTACGCCGAAACCGGGCAGGTCGGCTTCCTCGCCACCCAGCGCGTGGATGGCCGCCTGACGCTCCCCGAGGCCGTGAAGGTGCTGCAGCAGAAATCTGCGTAACAAAGGGGGTGCGGCGGCATGATGGATTTACTCCCAAAGGTCAAAGCGAACCTCATATTAGAGCACGACGCGGATGATGAACTGATTAAGGGATTCATCCGCGCCGCTGTTTCCTATGCGGAGAGCTACCAGCACAAGCCGGAAGGCGCATACAAGGATGCCATGCCACCCACCACCGAGCAGGCCGTCATTATGCTGTCGTCCCACTTTTA